AACAACGACGTCGCAGCCGCAGCCGCGTCAGCCAAGTCGATTGCTTTCGGTGACTTCAGCAAGTACATCATCCGTGACGTTTCGGGTGTGCAACTCGTGCGCATGACCGAGCGGTACGCGGATGCGCTCCAGACCGGTTTCTACGCATTTCAGCGAACCGGCGGCCGGTTGGTCGCGGCCAACACGACCACCTACAACCCTGTCAAGTTGTACGTGCACCCGGCGTCGTAAGGTAGCCAAGACATGCCTCCCCCGACGGACATCTACTGCACCGAGGACGACATCAAGGCCGAACTCGGGATCACCGACGCCGTGGACGACGACCGCATCACGCGGATTGTCCACGCGGTGTCGCGCCAGATCGATGACTTCGTCGGGGCGGACGTGCAGCCGCTCTCGCAAACACGCTATTACCGGGCATCCTCGCCGTGGATGGTCAACACTGATCCGTTCACGGCGTTGACGTCCGTGGCGTACGACAGCGCGGGCGACTGGGCGACGTACACCACGATCACGACGGCGTACCCGTCACCACCGAACGCGAGCAACCAGGGCAAACCGTACACCTCGATCATGCTCTCACCGCTGTCATCGAACCTGTTTCCCATGCACGAGCGGGGCGTCCGCGTCATCGCTACCTTCGGCTACGGTGCGAGTGCACCGAATGTGATCAAGGAAGCGTGCATCATGCAATCCGCGCTCGTCTACCGTCAACAGGTGTCCGGTGGCGCACCGATCACCGGCGGGGCCGAGTTTGCCGGGCCGATCATCCAGGCGGGATTGCACCCCATGGTCCGGCGCATGCTCGAACCGTACCGTCACGGTGGCGGACTGGGTGCGGCCTGATGGCAAGCATCGCTGGAAACCGGCAAACCGCAACGTGGATGCCGAAGGGCGGGCTGTCGAGAGGCAGTCGCTCGATCAAGGTTGATATCACGGGACTGGCCGAACTCGAACGCGTGTTTGGTGGGACGAAACCGCTGTACACGAACGCTCTGAAGAAAGTGATCAAGTCGGCCACCAAGGTCGGACGGGATCGCGTCGCGCGTGCGGTACCGCAGCGCACCGGCGCACTGGGCGGACCGCTTGCGCAACGATACTGGGATCAGAGTGGACCGAAGCGTCCGCAAATGGGATCGGTATCCGCCGGGTCCGGCGTCTCAGCGAAGGGGTTCCGGTACGGTTGGGCGCTGAACTACGGGCGTCAGATCATCCGGACGAAACCGCGCAGCGATGGCGGGCCGAAACCGGCCAACACGGATCGTGGCTACCAGTATTCCGCGAAAGGGACGGGCGTGTCATCGTCACGCGCCGGTCAACCGACGTACGGTTGGATGTCGAAGGCGGCCAAGTCAATGACCGCGGTGCTATCGCGTGATTTGCGGCGGTCCGTCAAGGACATCGAGAACGAGTTCGGGCGACGCACCGCTGGAGCACGCGCGTGACCGTCCAGGCGGCGCTCACCCAACTCGGGACGGTGGCGCAGGCGGCCACGGTGGCGCTCGGTGTCCGGGCAAACCTGATCTTTGCGGCACCGCCTGACCAACTCGCGGCCTTGCCTGCGGTCGTTCACCATTGGTCATCGTCATCGTTTGACCAGTACCCGTACGGGCAGGTGCCGACGGGCTTTCAGTTCGAGCAGGCCACGATCCTCGTGACGTACCTGACCAACCTCCCGACAATCGCACGGGCGCACCCGGCGGTACTCGCATTCGTGGACGCGTACCGGTCGCTGATCGCATCGAACCAGAACCTCGGAAACGGCGTCAGGCAGGTACGATTGACGCGGGCATCGATCGGGATGCAAGACTACAACGGCAACGAGTATGTCGGTGCCGAACTCACCCTTGAAATGGATCTGTACCACGCGACGACGTGGGTGGAGGCGTAAATGGCCGTGAAACTCTCACCGCCGCTGAATGCGGACGTCGTCCGTGTGTCGATTGGCGCACGGTCGTACGAAGCCAAGAGCGGTACGTGGACAATCGAAGACGACGACGCCGACGACCTGCGTCGTGCCGGGTGGCGTGACGCGCCAGCCGGGGGATCACAGGCGTCACCAACCCCGGTCGTGACACCGACCCCGGAGGCAAACGATGCCAATCCTTAGTACAACCAAGGTTCAGATCGGGAAGGAATCGACGTGGAACACCTCGGTCGCAGCGACCAAGGTCATTCCGGTGACGTCCGACCCGACGTTCGCGAACGAGTACAACTCGGTCCGCGACAGCGCCCGTCGTGGCATCGCTGCGATGGACTACAACCTGCTCCAGGGCGGTGGGCTGGCGAACATCAGCCTTGAGGGGCCGCTATTGCCGGACATCGCCGGCAACCTGCTCGCCGGGATCATGGGCACGGTGTCGACTGGCACTGCGACGAGCGGCGTCTACCCGCACACGATCACCCTGGGATCGTCGGTCCCGTCGTTCACCGTCGAGGACGCCAACCCGATCGCGTACCGCGAATATTCCGGGGCGAAGATCTCGGAACTCCGGATATCGTTCGCGGCCCGTGACGGGCTGCTGGCGCACTCGACCTCGATGGTCGCAACGACCGGCGTGTCCGGCGGGTCCGCCACGACGGGACTGACCGCGGAGACCAACAAGCCGTGGATCGGGATCGACACGAGCGTGTCAATCGGAGGCAGCGCGCAGAACCGCGTCACGTCGTTCGAACTGACCTTGGCGCGTGGTCAGGAGGCGGTGCACACGACTGGCAGCCGGGACCCGAGCCGGATCGACGAGCAGCCGCTTGAGGCCACGTTCAGCATCAGCCTCGACGCGGGCACGACATCGGTGGACGATCTCGCGAAGTATATGGGTACGTCAGGTGCGTTCAACGAAAGCGCACTCGTGCTGACGTGGACGTACGGGTCGACATCGACGTTGCGGTCGCTCGTGTTCACGGCCACTCAGGCATCGTTCGGGGACGGTCCGGCCACCCGCGATCTCGGGGGCGGGCAATACCTGATCACGTTGCAGGGGCGTTGCCTGTACAACACGACCGACAGCGGCCCGTGCAAGTTCGTCCTCAACAACACGCAGACATCATATTAGGGGTTACGATGGGATACGCGAAACCACTTCGCACAGTCAGACTGACGCTCGATGCGGCTGGTGAACCCGGCCATTGGGTCGAGGTCGAGCACCCAGAAGCGATGCGGTGGACGACGAAGGCTCGGATGATCCGCGCGTCGTCCATCGAGGATGAGTTCGGCCGATCACTGGCGCAGGTCGCGTCGATGATCATCGGATGGTCACTGACCGACGTCGATACCGGCGAGGAGTTGCCGGTGCCGGTGACGGCGGAAGCACTGGACCGCCTACCGGCGCACGTCGTCGAGGCGATCCTTACACAGGTCGGGGAACTGGTGACGGTCCCAAACGCGAGCGGGAGCAACTCTGGTTCTGGGTAGAGGGGAAAGCCGAGGGTCCGGCGTGGACGTCCGACGTGTTGCTGATGCGCAGGTACGGGTGGACACCGGAACAACTCACGAGGCTTGAGCCACTATGGCGGACACGGTTGCTCCTGGTCGAACACTACGAGGCGCAGGTCCGGGCGGAACGCGAGCGCAAGCAGCGCACCAGCCGTAAACGATAGGCACGATTGAAGTGGCAAACGTCGCGAACCTGCGCATCAACGCGGTGGTCGTCGATCAGGCGACCCCGGCGCTCAAGCGGATCAACCAGGCGCTCAATGGCCTGAACTCCGGGATGTCCGGGACATCCGGTGGCGCACTCGGGGCTGCCCGTGCGCTCACCGGCGTGGGTGGCGGTGCCAACATGGCAGCCGTCGGACTGGGCGTCGCCGTTGCTGCTACGGCTGCATTCGTGGCTGGCACCTACCAACTCGTCAAGGCGTCCGTTTCGGCAGCCGCTGAGGTCGAGAGTTACCGCAACACCTTTATCAGGCTCACCGGTGACGCGACCAAGGCGGACGCCATCCTGAGCAAACTTCAGGATTTCGCGGACTGGTCACCGTTCGATGACCAGGCGGTGATGAAATCCGCCCAGATGCTTCTCGGCGCGGGCGTGCAGGCCGAGGACCTGACGCGCGTGATGACGGGGCTATCGGACATCAGCGGTGACAGCGCCGAGACGTTCGGGCGTGCCACGCTGGCGTTCAGCCAGATGCTTCTGAAGGGCAAGGTCTCGCAGGAAGAACTGAACCAGTTTGCCGAGGCTGGCATACCAGCGCAAAAGATGCTCGCGGACGCCATGGGCGTCTCGACGAACGCGCTGGGCGAGATGGCGTCCAAGGGCCAACTGGTCGCCAAGAAGGTCCTGCCACTGTTGATCGACCAGATCGACAAGCAGTTCGGCGGATCAACCGAACGCGCGTCGCAGTCGACCAGGGGTCTGGCGTCCACACTCGACGCGAAACTCAACCGCAGCCTCGTGGCAATCGGCAAGGCGCTCGAACCGCTCACGAAAACCTACTACAAGGATCTGATCCAACTGACCGATGACCTGAGCGCCGGGATCAGTGCGCTCACCTCGTCGCAGGAGTTTCAGGACTTCCTTGGAGCGGCCGGCGAGGCGTTCAAGGCATTGCTCGAAGTCGTCCGGCCCGTCATGACGATCCTCTTGGATTTGGGACGCGCCGTATTGCCGTACCTGACCATAATCCTGAAGGTCATCGCCGTCGCGATGCGCCTGTTCGGGGCGGCGTTGCAGGCGGTGGCAAGGTTCCTCAAGCCGGTCTGGGATTACATCCGCGCGGTGGGGA